AAGAAGAAAGGAAGCGTGTTAAACAATCGCAGATACAACAAGAGGCTGTTGCTAACCAAGAACAGACAGAACAGGCACCTGTAGCGCCACAACCTATAGCACAACCTGATCCGAAGGCTCAAGATTGGGCTGATAAAAACACTTGGTTTGGTGAGGATGAAAGCATGACATTAACAGCTTTTAATATTCATCGTAATCTTGTGGAAAATGAAGGATTTGATCCTAGCTCAGATGAGTATTATACTGAGGTTGATAAAAGAATAAGGAGTGAGTTTCCACATAAGTTCGAATCACCAAAAAAGCCACAGCAACGTGTTGCTTCAGCAGGTAGGGTAGATACAAATACTAGTGGAAAAAAACAAGTTAGACTAACACCATCAGAAGTACAGATGGCTAAAAAACTTAACGTACCTCTTAATGAGTACGCAAAATTTGTAAAAAGGTAAATGATGGAAAGAGATAAAGAAGGGAAATTTATAAGTAACAGAGCTTCCCACTCTGCTGATACTCGTGAAGCTAGTGCTGCACGCAAACCTTGGGCACCCCCAAGTATGTTAGAAACCCCACCTAGTCCTCCAGGATATGTATATCGCTGGATTAGAGCCGAGGTTTTGAATGAAGATGATAAAAAAAATGTCATGTCTAGAATGCGCGAAGGTTTCGAACTTGTGCGTTCTGATGAGATAGGAGATTTTGATTTACCATCAATTCAAGACGGTAGACATGCAGGAGTAGTTAGTGTTGGTGGTTTATTACTAGCTAAGATTCCAGAGGAAACAAGAAACGAACGTAACGCCTACTACCAGAATAGAACTGAGTCAGCTCAACAAGCGGTAGATAACGACCTCATGAAAGAATCCGATGCTCGTTCTCCAATTATGTCTCCAAGGAGAACTTCTAATGTTACATTTGGAGGCGGTAAAAGAAAATAAATTAACTTTAAGAGGTAATTATTATGGCAAATTCAGATGCCCCTTTTGGGTTTAAACTTGTAGGATCGCTGGGTAGTGGTGGACAGAATAATTCTGTGCATGAATACAACATCGAGTCAGGTTCAACCCAAGGTATATTTTCTGGAGATCCAGTGAAGTTGTTAACTGGTGGTTTCATCGACGTAGCCGATGCCGCTGGCGACACAAAAATCTTAGGAATTTTCAGAGGATGTAAATTCGTTAATTCAAGTAGCAAAGAAGTAGAATTCTCTGCTCATTTCCCTGCGGCCCAAACAGCCACAGGAGATATTGTAGCCTTTGTTGAGGATAACCCATTAAATCTATACGAGGTTCAATGTACAGGTTCTCTAGCTAGAACTGATATTGGAGCTAACGTAGATATAGCATACACAGCTGGTTCCACATTAAGTGGACAATCGAAAGCTGAAGTAGCAAGTTCTTCTGGATCTGCTACTGCAAACTATAGAATAGTAGGCATTTCAAAAGATTCAGAAAATAACGAACTTGGTTCGGCAAATGTAAATGTGATCGTTAAAATAAACGAGCATGCTTATGAACAAACAGCAGGTGTATAAGGAGTAAATCATGGCAATAAATAGAGCACAATTAGCAAAAGAGTTAGAGCCAGGTTTGAACGCCTTGTTCGGAATGGAGTATGACCGTTATGATAACGAGCATGCTGAAATATACGAGGAAGAATCATCAGACAGAGCTTTCGAAGAGGAAGTAATGATTGTTGGTTTTGGTAACGCCCCAGTAAAACCTGAGGGTGAAGGCGTTTCATTTGACAATGCAAACGAAGGCTTTACAGCAAGATACGAGCATGAAACAGTTGCTCTTGCTTTCGCTTTAACAGAAGAAGCTGTTGAGGATAATCTGTACGATAGACTAGGTTCTAGGTATACTAAGGCATTAGCTAGAAGTATGGCTAACACCAAGCAAATCAAAGCAGCTAGCGTTTTAAATAACGCTTTCTCAAGTTCATTCCCAGGCGGTGATGGAGTTTCTCTAATTAACAGTTCGCACCCACTTTCAAGTGGTGGTAATGCTGCTAATAGAGCATCTACATTCGCTGATTTGAATGAAACTTCTATAGAAGATGCACTTATTAGAATCTCTACACAATCAGATGATAGAGGTCTTAATATAGCACTACAAGGTGTTAAATTAGTTGTTCCACCACAATTACAATTTGTGGCAGATAGACTATTAAGTTCACCAGGTAGAGTTGGTACATCAGACAACGATATTAACTCCGTTGTAAACCAAGGTATGTTACCCGAGGGATATGTAGTAAATCATTATCTTAATGATCCAGATGCATACTTCTTCTTAACAGACGTGCCTGACGGATTTAAATATTTTGTTAGATCACCACTTCAAACATCTTTAGAAGGTGACTTTGATACTGGTAACATGAGATACAAAGCTAGAGAGAGATATTCTTTTGGATTCTCGAACTGGAGATGTGTCGACGGTTCCCAAGGAGCGTAAGCGATCTAAAACCGAAGGGCCCTTAGGGGCCCTTTTTTATTTGCCTAAAATATTTCTCTAGGTTATCATTTAGTAGTTAGTTGATGAGGCGCAATGATGCGTTCCATTTAAATAAAGGAGTTCATAATGGCTAACCCACATTTCCAAAATTTAATATTGTTTGCAGGTAACTCTGTAGCAACTAAATCCAAAAAGGATTTACCTATGTTTCAACCATATCCGTCCGATCAGACTTTTTATGGTTATTTCAACGATTTTATGAATTATGTTGCGTCCGACTGGACCATCACATCAACAGATGGTGGTGGCGATAGCGGCGAGGTAATTCAAATAACTAGCGGCGCTGGTGGCCAATTAATTATTACTACCAATGATGCCGACAACGACTCTGAAGAACTACAGTTAAAAGGCGAGTCCTTTTTGATAAACGGTTCGAAAAGAGCGTTCTTTTCTATTAGATTTAAACTAAGCGATGCAACTGAATCTGATGCCTTAGTTGGTTTAGCGATAACAGATACTACCGCTATTGATGGTGTCAGCGATGGCATATTTTTTACTAAAGATGATGGTGATACCAACTTAGACTTTGTAGTCGAAAAAGACTCTACAGAAACGGAAAGTGCTGGCATACACACAATGGTTAATGATACTTTTGTGACTGCATCATTCTTTGTAGATCCTAATGCAAGTCAAGTATTTTATGCTATCAATAACGCAGAACCAGTAGGGGTTGTTAACACAAACTTACCTGATAATGAAGAACTTACAGTTACTCTTGCCATTCAAGCAGGAGAAGCCGCAGCTAAGAGTTTAGTTGTTGATTACGTAAGTGTTATGGTAGAAAGATAATGGCAGATACAGTAACTTCTCAAACAATTCAGGACGGTCAACGTAAAGCTGTCCTGAAGTTTACTAACGTATCAGATGGTACAGGTGAGAGTGCTGTTGTAAAAGTTGATGTCTCTGCATTACAAAGTTCAGCTGATGGTAGTGCTTGTACTGGTGTGACTATACAAAGAATATACTGGGCTTGTCGTGGGATGGGTGTAAATTTATTTTTTGATGCTACCGCCAATGTTTTAATAACAGGTTTGCCTGCTGATAGTACAGGTGATGAGTATTATGATAACTTTACTGGCATACCAAATAATGCAGGTAGCGGTAAAACAGGTGATATTTTATTTACAACTGTCGGTCATTCTTCTGGTGATACATATTCAATAATTCTAGAACTGGTAAAAGAGTATAGCTAGATAATATATGAGGTTTAACGATGGCGGCTCCTAGCAGAAAACGCTCAAAGATGCCGCCTCGTAACAAAAAGAATTTTAGACCTACCAGCAAAGGAGCTGGTATGACAAAAGCGGGTGTAGCTGCATACCGTAAATTAAATCCTGGTAGCAAGTTAAAAACAGCCGTTACAAAAAAGAAAAATTTAACAAAAAAAGAAAAAGCTAGAAGAAAATCTTTTTGCGCTCGTTCAGCAGGGCAAATGAAAAAATTTCCGAAAGCTGCTAAGAACCCTAATTCTAGACTAAGACAGGCTAGAAAGAGATGGAGGTGTTGATATGTCTTTATGGGAAAGATTGTCAGGCTTCTTTGGATGGATTAAAGTAAGAGCACGTGACGAAGATGGTCGTTATGTAGCGGATGATAAATCAACCGCTAAAAACGAAGCATACGAATATAAACGTGTTAGTGCTGAAAAGAAACCAAAAAAGCGTGGCAGAAAAAAGAAAGTTAGTTAGTGTACGAGTATAAATGTAAAGTGACACGAGTTGTCGATGGCGACACAATAGATGTAATATTAGATCTAGGTTTTTCTGTGCTCCATAAATGTCGTGTCCGTTTATACGGTATTGATACACCAGAGTCTAGGACAAGAGACTTAGATGAAAAAGCTCTAGGTTTGTTAGCGAAAGACTTTTTACAAAATAAAATAGCTGCTGGTGAAAATATTATTTTACGTAGTGAGTTAAAAGACTCTAAGGGTAAATATGGTCGAGTTCTAGGTTCAGTAATTGTTGATGGGGTAGATATAAATTTATTAATGGTTGAAAGTCATCATGCAGTAAAATATTATGGACAGAGTAAGGAAGTAGTAAGAATGGCACATGCAGCTAACAGACAAATACTTATAGAAGACGGTATTTACGTTCCAACAAAAGATTATGTCTAGTAATATCAGAGATTTAAATAAAGTTATAAAAGCTTTGGAGAAAGCTAGCAAGACACATGCACGACAAGCTAAAATGTTAGATAAGATAGTATCTGATCAAAAAAAATTACTAAGAAAAAATGCCCCTAAAAAAAGGAAGTAGTCAAAAAACTATATCCGCCAACATTCGCACATTAAAACAAGAAGGCCGTCCACAAAATCAAGCAGTAGCTATTGCTTTGTCAAAAGCAGGCAAAACAAAAAAAATGTCTAGAGGTGGCAAGGTTCGAGATCCTAAAGTAGGTACAGGCAGAAAACCTAAAGGTTCAGGTAGAAGACTATATACAGATGAAAATCCTAGAGATACTGTTTCAATCAAATACGCTACACAACAAGATGCTAGAGATACTGTCGCAAAGGTAAAACGTACAAAGAAACCTTTTGCTCGGTTAATTCAGATCTTAACAGTGGGAGAACAGCGATCAAAATATGGAGGCAAACCTAAGCAAGCTGAGATATTCCGTAGAGGCAAAGATGCGATTAGAAGAAAACATGGTAGAATCAAGTAATGGCTAAGAAGGCAAAAAGTAAAGGAAAAATATGTCCTGAGGGCAAAGCTTGGGCTAAAAGAACTTTTGATGTTTACCCAAGTGCTTACGCTAATTTAGCCGCATCTAAATATTGTAAGGACCCTAATTACGCTAAAAAAGCAAAAGGGGGCAAACGTAAGGGTCGAGCCCAGGGAGGCTTTGTATCTATTAGGGGCCAAGGCAGAGTCATGGCGAATAGGAGAAGATGAGCAAACATAAAGGGCAGCTACAAGAGTGGTTGGATGAAGAATGGGTCCGCATGGATGCCAAAGGCAATATTATAGGCTCTTGTGGTGGTAGAAAAAAAGCTGAAGGTAAACCTAGATGTTTGCCAAAAAAACGAGCACAAAGCCTTTCGAAGGCCGAGAGAGCTAAAATAGTACAGCGAAAAAGAAGACAAGATCCAAACCCTGATAGGAAAGGTAAACCGATTAATGTCTCTACAAAATTAAAATCAGGAGGAAGTGTGAAAAAACTAAAACCAATACCAGAAGGCAATAAAGGTTTACCAAAGTTGCCGAAGGCTGTAAGAAATAAAATGGGTTATATGAAAAAAGGTGGTTTTGTAGCTCGTGGGTGTGGTAAGATAATGCCTAATCGTAAAAAGGTTACAACTATTAGATAGGAGCAAAATATGCCAGGACATTCTAGAAAAAAATCCAAAAATGGCAGTATGATGCGTCGTTCTAAAGGCGGTAAAATCATGAAGCGTTCTAAAGGCGGAATGATGATGAAGAAATCTAAGGGTGGGATGATGATGAGACGATCCAAAGGTGGAAAAATCATGAAAAGGTCAAAAGGCGGTATGATTGCAGGAAACGCTAATAGAAGAAGACAAGCGCAGATGTCTGTCAGAAAGAAAAGATAAGTGCCTCATCTTATAAGTAATATCCCACATTTCAAATGTTGGGTCAGAAGAGAATTCACCCACAATCATGAAAAGTATCACGACGAATATATTCACGCTCTCGCTATAGCAGTTAATACTATACCAGATAGATCTCTTAGTTTTCAGGTGGTTTTTACTGGTGAAGAGTCTAATTGTGAAGATAACGATGAAGGCAATATACATGGTGGTGCTATGTGGGCCCGTATGCCGATACAAGGTATGGTCGCTGATATTCCAATGGAAGACTTTCCAAAACCTATGGAGGATCATATAGCCCAACCTTGGGATTGTGAATCTAGAGAACATGCGGTTGTTGTTATGGATCGTGTGAGCTCGTCACCTTGGTTAGCTAAGATTGACGGTGATTTTTATCAAGCAAAATATCTGTTTACAGTTGACTATACTAATAATGATATTGCAGATGACCCTGCACAACACAAACAATCTCATGTATTATATATAACAGAAGAGTGTGACTGGAAAGGTAATATAGTGGCTCTACCAAATAATAGAGTCCGAGCAACCAGTCCTGCTTTATGGGTTACAGGAGAAGGGGCCCCTGACTTCAGGCCATCTCAATATGCTCATTCAGCAGAGGGTCATGAAAGTTATTTAGATCCAGCTATCACATTTAACAATTTATATGAGGATTGATGGCATTATCAGGTAGTACAGACTTTGAGCCGAACATAACTGAGTTTATTGAAGAGGCTTTTGAGAGATGCGGTGTTGAGCTTAGAACTGGCTATGATTTAAAAACAGGCATTAGATCAGCCAACTTGATGTTAGCAGAATGGGCTAATAGGGGTCTAAATCCT